CTCGCCTTCTAATGGAGGGGGTGGTGGTTTGAACGGTGGCATGAGTTGGCCTAATTGCTCTAGTGCAGGCATAACACCTTGGAAAACTTGAGCGGAGTCCAAACTAACGTGGTCGGACGCCACCGCAATAGCGCGGTCAATTTCTTTAGCAATCTTGCTTTCCTCATACTTGCCCAATTTGACGTCTCCAGCCGCCAAGACGTAACCTTGCACCTGTTGGGTATACCAAAGCATCATGTGTTGCTTAATATGCTCTAAAGCCTGCGGGATGAACTTAGGTGCAATAAGACGATTTGAGCCTAGCGTTGGGTCAAGCGCAAAGGTTAAGTGCGTTTGGATATGCGCTAAATGGTCTTGACGTGGGTAAGCAAATGCTGGCTTGCCTAACGCCATCGCGCTATTCTCATCTGCCGCATTCAACTCTGCGGGTTTACCCGTATTAGGCATAAGTTCGTTGACGTTAGGAACTTTTAGCTGTTTGAGCATACGACTGACTACAGCACGTTGGTCAAATATGGCAGGAAACTGTGCAGAAAGTTGCATGACAGATTGCATCTGTGCAACACGCTGTGTTTCCGAGAAGATATGTGGGTCGCTAACAGGAACTACGTCGCTGTTACGTTTAAAGTCTGAACGCTTAATAGGCAACTCGGCAACAATATCGCCTTTACGTTGCTCATCCAAGTGCCAACGATTGATACGTCCCAGAACGTGCAAAACACGTCTTTGAGCATCATGCAAACGTGAATGAATAGATGAGAAAACTACGGCTCCCTGCTCAATCAACGCTTGTGTTGTACCTACAGGCATATTGCTATTGGCATCGGCAATTTTTTCCTCAGCAGTAGTAACTACACCTTTGGCCTGATTAGTCAGCCAACCCAACAACTCAAAAAGTACAGGAGAAGGAGGGTTAAATGGCATAGGCATAGCAATTTTGCGGATGTCATCCACTCCAATACCGCCTTCAATCTCTGTTACCTGCGTAATTTCAATTTGGTCGGACTGTCCTGAGACCTTTGCACCCTTCAATTTCAACATTGTTAGGGAGTTGTTAACGTGCGCAGTGTCCAACAAGGCGCGTAATGCACCCGTAGAGGCGGCAGAAAGACCTCCGATGAGATGAGGTAGCCCAATAGCATAAGCGCCTCGCCACGGGATGAATTTGAACTCAATAATCCAATCTAATTTAGTAAAGGTTTCGTCACCTTCTTCCCAATTACGATATAAACCAACAACTGAGTTGTCAAGTTCGTCAATCATTAAGATATAAGGCGCGGTATCACCCTTAGTACGCTCGTCTTCTTCTAAATCCAACCATGTGTAGATGTGATATACGCGACGTAAACCGTCTTCACCGTCTTGGAATTGCTTGCCTTCAATCTTGGCGTTGGCTTTCTCCGCCGCAGTTTGTTCTGGTTCTGACGTAGTGCGAATAAAATTGATGTCGCGGTATAAACCACGGTCAATACGTTGTTTAAATTCCCATTCGCTGATGTCCTGCTGTTCTGTTACACGCTGTGAGGTGTAAAAGTTGGCTGACGCGAAAGGGAGCAGGATGTTGTCAATGGCAACGAACTCAGCGCACGGTCTACGCTTCTTATCGTCGAACCACAGTTTCATAAACTGTGAACCACCCAACGGCAATTGGGTCAGCATTTGCTCCTGCTCGTCCCTAAACTCTTCAATCTGTTCGGTTAATTGCCAATTCATGTAGTCGCGCTTACGCTCTGCAACTTCAGTCTTTTCGTCTGTGACCTCGCCAATAATCTTAGTCTTGGCTGGGCCATCTGGCGGAAACATTTCTTTGATTGCGCGAGAAGCAAAGTCTACACAAGCCTCTGCCATCATTGGGTGTACTACTTTGGAGGCTCCGAGGAACTGAGCGCCGCCGGGGGCGTCATCGCCCATACCCGTCCTACGCAAACCCTCTTCATATTGCTTGTCACGCTTCTTTCGTGCTTGGCGGTCATTGTCAAGTAGTTCGATGTATCGCATAGCTAAAGAATCTAACTCACGCACGCTGATAACTTCCTCAGCCAAATTGGCATAAAAGTCTTCGTCTTCTGCTGGGCCTTTGAAGTCTGCAAGACTTACAACAGCGGAACCGTCAGGCAACTCCTCAACATCAGGTTCTTCGCCGGGGAGCATATCTACTTCCGCACCTCCCTCTTCAGTCATGCGTATACCTTCAATAAAGCGGTCTTGGTCAGGGCCAATTGGGTAATCTGTTGCCATGTTTTAATCCTTATCTTGCCATAGCGGACAATCCGCCTTGTCGTTTTTTGGGTTCCTGTTTAGCAGGCTTTGCTCCACTAATCTTCTTGATACCCTTCTTAATTAATCCTGCTGGCATAAGAACTCCAGCAACAGTCTCGGCTATAGGAAACTCATTTTCCCCAACCATACCTACCTTACGCATAGCATCAATGTATTGCTCACTACCAAACCAAGGCTTTTCGGACGACAGATTGGTATCAGCAAGGGCGTCAACCCCCATCAATCCTAAGTTCAATAAGTCAGGAATTCCGCCAAGGTATTGAGCGCCAGTGCGAAGAGCAAAGTCCTTTACCCCTCGTGCAGATTTAAGTTGGCTGGCGTCGTCCTTGACGTTTTGCTTTGCCCACTCATAGACTTCGGGCGCATTACGCTTGATGTTCTCCCAATCTTTCTCCGTCAGCAGTGGCTCACGTCGTGAGCCTTCCGTCATAGGAGTCATCTCAGGGAAGGCAATACCACCACCGTCAAAGTGTTGGGCGTCTTTAAATTGGAGCGTCTTGAATGCCGCACCACCTTCAGCGTATATATCTGGCAATTCAATTTCGGAACGCTGAATTTTTTTATCAAAAACGGAATTGTTCTTGACATTTTTCTTAGCCCATTCATATATTTCTGGCGCGGTTTGTTTTAATTCTTCCAAACTAGGTACATTAAACTTTTCTGGCAACACCATATTGTTAGTCATGGCAAGTTCTTTTTTCAAAGCATCTATATATTCTTCTTGAGAGCGACGAGGAAAAGGTTCGCGTAATTCAGCACGCGGTAGCAATTGAATTAAATTTGCATCTTCACCTGCGCTTGCCAACGCTCTATTACGATGGCGACCTTCATGTCCAGAAATAAAAGGTGTTAGGGGCAATCCCTGCTCTCCTTTATTTATTTCAAGATAAGGCACGCTTTCAAAACCTCCAGAGATATTGCGTAAATAATTAACATACTCATCAGTTGGTAAATCATCTTTGTACAACTCTCCTGATTTTATTCTGTCTTCTAAACTTGCATAGGCAGGTTTGTGTTTACTTGGTTTTAATGGTGCGGCATAATTTTCAAAGTCCGCAGGGTTTATAGTCATTAATGCTCTAGCATTGTCACCAATAAAAGCACTCCTTAAAGCCTCTTCTTGATACATTTTTTCTAGATTAGATATCTCGTCAGACGCACGCTCAACACGCCTTGCGCCGTACTCACCTTCACGTTTTTTAGCCATCTCTCTTACATTGCTGAGTTTGCTAGGAATAATGATAGAAGGCGCTTCAATTGTTTGGATTCTTGGCTCTTCCAATAGTTTCTTGCCAACCTTAGACAAGCCTTTAACTATCTTCCCGCCATCAGATTTATTAAGGTCAGGCTCGTTAATGTCGTAGGTTCCACGGTTGCCAGTAGCGCTCTTGACCGCGTTAGGTCTATAGGAAACCACCTCGTTTAGGTCATCACCACGATACTGCATGATGCCGTCGTATCCTTGGGATTGCGCTCTAGATTGAATTTGCTTACCAATATTTCCTTTTTCTTCATAAGCACGCTCTACCAATCGCATAGCGCTTTCCTCATCCATGCCTAGTTTTATTAACGCCTCAGCCGCTGGGTCAATGTTTCTTCCTGTCTGACCAATGATGAGTGGATTGCGTAACTGCGCATGGACTGGCAACATATTGCCACCCTCTTGCTCTGGTAGCAGTTCTCCTGTTTTGCGTTGGGTAAGCGCGTTTAATCCTGTATCTTGGTAATACTTGCTTGCCAACATTGCGTCAATTGCTTCGTCATTTGGAATGTTACTGTATCCGCTTGCGTGAGCCGTGTTAGGAGTAAGGTATACACCAGAGCCTAACGCGCCCTCTTTACTTGGCTTGATACGTCGAATAGCCTCATTACCTTTGCCGCCTTCAGTTGCTGTTGTACCGTGGTACAAACGCATAGGAGTTTTGCTTGGCTCTAGGAACTTTTGTAAGTTTGCTTCACGCTCTACCGCTGGCAGAGTATTGTCTGCCATTAGTTTCTTTGCAACTTTACCAAGTCCACCAACAATCTTACCGCCGTCAGCTTTTGTAATGTCCTTCTCTTTAGTATCGTAAGTTCCTCGATTACCAATAGCGGATTTAATTTTCTCAGGCTCAAACATGATGATTTCATGTGGGTCGCCACGTCCCCAAGGGTCAGCGAATATGATGCTGTCATAATCCTTACGAACTTCATCAGCCCAACGCTTTGGCAATAACTCAGGAAACTCTTTGCTTCCGCCAGCATATACATCTTGCGCCCATCCAAGCATATCTTTATCGTCAAGCACCATAGGGTTAGTAACCTGCGCATGGACAGGCATAACCTGAACGCCAAAATTTGGCATTCTTGGGTCACCTATGTTATGCGCGGCTGGTTGAAATGTAGGGTCGGACGATAGCCAAATAGCCTCACCGCTCATCATTGGGTCATTGCCACCCAGCTTGAACTCTTTAAAGTCGGATGGAGTTGCATGATACAACCGTTCTTTATATCGACTTGGGCTTAGAAACTTTTCTTTGTTGGCCTGTCTTTCAGCTTCAGGCAATACGTCATTAGCCATTAGTTTCTTGAGAACCTTTTTTGCACCCTTTACTAGTTTGCCACCGTCAGCCATAAACTCTAGTTTCTTAAAGGCTCCGCCACCCTCGGCTTTGTTAATGTCGGACTCACCAAGGTCATAAGTACCTCGATTGCCTATAGCAGACTTAATCCTGTTAGGGTCGTAAATACCAAGGTTCTTAGTCCCTCGTTCACGAGTGTAAAAAGAATCAAAGCCTATGTCTTTTAACACGTCTTGAAATTGTTGGTTTTCAATTCTTCCCCAATTGTTTTCATCTTTAGGTAAATCATCGACTTTTCGGTTGAACCTATGCAAGTCCATAGACCGCTCAGAAGGTGTAATATGTGGGTCATAAAACTCTGACTCAGGGTTATGAAACATATCAAGGTAAGTTGCTTTGACCTTCTGTAAATGCTCAGGATTGTCAAAATCAAATGGTCTTTCTACTTGCGCATAGACAGGATATGTGGTTGGTGCTTTACCTTCATCGGTATATCCCCAAACAGAAAAGTCTTTGGAAAATTCTGGCTCAGGAGATAGGAACACAGCGTCACGCTCATCAGCATAGTGACCTGTCATATTATCTTCGTTGGTCAAGTCTTTCCTAGTCTTAAACTCTGTAATGTTTGGCTCTTTACTGCCGTGATACATCCTACGTTTTTCTGCTGATGGGGCGAGAAACTTTTGAAGGTTAGCCTCACGTTCTACTTGTGGCAGTACATCGCTATCGGCAAACAGCTTCTTACCTATCTTATTAAGTCCTTTAACTAACTTACCACCATCCGCCATAAATTCAATCTTCTTGAAGCCAGTTGCTCCGCCTTCAGCCATTCCCATGCGAGCATTGATAGCGGCCTCTAATCGAGCGTCAGCCGCCTCGATGTCAACTGAGCCACCCTTAGCCATACGTTTCTCGATTGCGGCGGCTAGGCGTGCATCAGCGGCGTCTATGTCAACACTACCACCGTCTTTGTATTCGCCTTCCTTAATTCTGCGCTCAGTAGCAAGGCGTTGCTCCATCAACCTATTAAGCCATTCATCATCAGCATACTGAATTGGGTGGGCGCGTGAGAAGGAGTAGTAGTCGCCAGACTCTGGCTGACTCAACAAACGTCGAGCGTCAAAGTGGGATTGAAATATGTCTTTGTAGTCTGCGGGTACATCCAACCTACCAGCAACTTTGCCAGCCATTGCGGAGGGGTAGTCGGATGGAATGTTCGGGTTCTCAATAATGCGTCCTGTGGCATCCATGCGTGCTAACCTAAAGCCAGCCTGATTGGTAGGTACGTCAAGCAACTCAGGCTCAATGATGGCCTTACGAGTAGCAGGCACATCAGGAAAGCCCATTGATTGGAAGTTCTCTTTACCCATTACTCCAAACAGTTTGGTACGAGCAATGCCGTTGCTCTTGTCAAGCAACATGGCTTGCGCTTCAGGGCTACGAATCCCCGGCCAATTTGGAATAGGTGCAAACTCCTTAGTCCCTTCCTTCATTGCTCGGTCAAACTCGCGCTCCGCCTTCTTTGAAATTTTGCTATAAGGTATCTGTTGAAGTAGGGCGTTAGCACCCATTACGTTAAAGTCAGTGTTTGTACCAGAGCCTGCGGTGTAGATACCATAAACAGGGCGACCACCTTCTCCTGCGCGACCAGCTTGCTTTCCTAACGCAGTTGTACGACCAACACCAGACTCCCATGCGGCAGACAAATCAGGGTCAATGTGGTTGTAGTTGGCATCCATGTACAGCGGCCCAGCCGTCAGCCTGACAGGCGTCTCTAGTTCATTCTCCCCAACATGGGTTAGGTACTTGCCGCCAGCGGCTCGGTCACCAACAAGGGGAAACAGCGCCGCCTCTTCCTTTACCAACTGCTCTGGGGTGATGATGCCAATTTCTGGGGGATTGAATTTAGGGTCACGCACGGTTGTAGCGTGCATACCATGAGTTGGTTTGGATAACTTGAGGCCACCACCTATTGGGTGATACAGGCCAAGCGCCTCGTTGGCTTTCTTACTTCGAGCAGGAAGGTTTGCCATTTGCTCTGCAACCTTTGCATCCTTGGCGGCACGGATAGCGGCTTCTTGCTCGTGGGCGGTACGTCCTGCGGTTCGTATTGCACTCAAGGCTCCTTCGTCGTTTGGAGCCGTCAATCGCTTACCTATATTACCTAGACCACCTACAATTTTCTTTGCGTCTGCCATAGTTACACCGCGTAAGGGTTGACTCGCTCTTTGCGAGTATAAGCATAATCATCATCATCGTCATCATAGCGCGGCTCAGGATTAATGTCGAGGAATCCCATATCTTTCATTAAGCGAATCGCTTGTGTTGCGCTATCGACATAGTCGTCATGCGTCGAATCAGGGAAGGAGCATATCTGACTGAGAAACCCTTCGCACCAATCCTTGACATAGCCCTTACGTTGGCTTGACTCTGGGAGCCAGACACGCCCTGTCGCGAAGATGGAGGCGGTAATCTGAAGTCTTTGCATTTTGTCGGCTTTGCCGGGGTTATATCCCCTCACAGGCAAGTGAGCCGCACGAAGTTCCTGAATCAGGGAGATACCCGCCGCCTTATCCTCGACCAAGATAAGGTCAGGTCGCTTGGCCTCCTTCCCTTCGCCATAAGATACGCGCCATTCCTCCAGCACCTTGGGCTTGAGTAAGGGGAAGGTTAGGTGTTCAGCCCAACAGTCGATGAGTAAGACCGACATAGGGCCGTCCATAGGTTTGAATACGCCCCATGTCGTCATGGCAGTAGGGTCGTTGTACTCCTTATCGCTGAAGGCGCAGTCATAGGATTGGACTATGAACTCAAACTTAGGGAATGGTTTGTCGTGCGGGTACAGCTTGAACATATCGCGGGAGACAACCTTACCGTCTTCGAGGTCGACAATCTCCCCCATGACTTCCTGCTGATACAGCTTGCTACCCTTGTATTGCTCCAACTGCTGTCTGAAGGATGAGGCTAGGTTCTGCTCGTTCTCGTAGGTACTAGCGCGGTCGATGACCACGTCCTCACCTTCGCGCCCTACTAGGTCTAGTATCAAGTCCTTGGGGCGCGGCGTCGTTGTCACAATGACACGCGGCTTATCCCCCAAACGTAAGCCCATCATCATCATATCCCACGCCTCACCAGAGCCAAGGTATTGGAAGGCCGCTAACTCATCGCACCAAGCGAAGTGGAACTGTGGCCCTCGTAGCCGCTCGTAGGAGTCGCCAGAGATGCCGCGAATGATAGACCCGTTGGATAACTTAATCTGATGGTCTTGCTTGTTGTAGTCCACCACGAGTTCGTTCGGGATACAGGCCAATAGGCCACTCTGTCCCTCGAAGCAGGTGAACTTAATATCGTTCGATGTGGGCGCGAGGACTAAGCACCTAGACTCAGGGTGAGTCCATGCCCACCACCATAGAGCCTCAGCGGCACTACGGGTTTTCCCTGCCCCTCGACCAGCAAGCATCATCCATACGGTGTAGTCGTAGGCCAACGGCGGGGGTATTTGGTACTTATGGGCGCTCGCTACCCATGTAGCGTGAGCAATCTGTGCAATACGGTCATGGTCGGCCTGAGCGTTGAACTCCGCCTGCGTCTCTGGGTCAGCAAGCAACTCAGCCAGCACGCTTACTCATCTCCATGTTCTTAATAACCTCAAGGAACTTGTTAGCGCTAGTATCCTCGGTCTTAATAGTGGCTCCGCCTTCCACGCCTTCGAGCGCTACGCGGTCACCGTACTTGCGAGGCTTCAGCTTGGCGGCTGTCCACTTGCGTGCGTCAATGCGGTTCTTCTGCCATTGGATGAAGGTTACGTCAAGAGTCGTGCGACCCTTCTCGTCAGTGTACTCAGGAGGCATCTCGTCAGCGATGGCAAGGATTTCGTCAGCGTTAGTGTCAGCTTGGTCTTCCCGGGCGCGTGCGTACATCTCGCAGAAGATGGGGAAGCGTATCAACCACCTATAATTCGTTGCGCAATGCGGGAGGTGTTCACTACTACATATTGAGACTAATGACTCTCCATGAGCGAGTCTCCAACATACCTCTTCTGCTATCTCTTCTGTGTACTCTATTGGTCTATGTGCGGGTCTAGGTATCTTTGCGTGCGCAGTATCTATATTTACGCCATCCATCCGTTTTTTGGGCGTGACTGTAGGCTTACTAGCCTTAGTAGGTTTGGATGCCTTGGCAGGCTTCTTAATGGTTTCTGGCATAACCCGTAATCCCCATGTGATTGAGCGAATGTCATTAGTGTAAACGATTCGCTTTTAGGATGTAAAGTTGCACAGCTTTTACGGTTTTGCAAACACCGAGTTAATCAACTCATTTAATTCTATACAGCGCCTACTAAACGCTTCTTTTAACCTAACGCCGCGTTTCTTTGCTAACAACTCAGTGCGACAGGTTTTACAGCAATACCCTCTAATGCGAGAGTGTATAAAGTTAACGTCTTGATACTGCAATCCGCACTTACAAGTTTTCCAATCGTTAATAAAATGCATTAGAACCTATCCTCATAAGTTACCAACACGGCTGAAGACTGAGTATCCCCCTGTTTTACCAGAGGCAATCTTCATGCGTGTTAGCCCCACTTGCGTGGGAACCGACTCGGTTTTAATTCGCTTTCAATTCGTTTTCGATTGGCTACAAAGGTTGTCAACATATGCGTAACTACTTTGTTTGGCGCAATCCTCTTGACTCAACGTGAAGTCAGGAATCCATACCATTAAAAGTAATGCCGCTATGAACATTATACCAATTGTGACCTTCTGAATCAAGGTCTCTTCGGGTGTCTGTTGGCTTGGAAGGTCTTTCATCATGTCGTCAATCTCCTGCTTGTTCATCATCATCCTCCTCGGTTTGAATCGCTGTGTGCTGGGCTTCCCAGTCACGCTGGATTTGGCGCTGGCGCTCCTCCTCTGCGCGTTGCTCTGGCGTAATGGCCTTGAACTGCTTGAGCAGGTCGGCCTCCAGTTGATCCATCAGGTTACCCATGTTCATGCTGTCACCTCTTTTGCCAAGATGGCTTGCAGGCCAGCCAACAACTGCTGGGCTTCTTCGCGAGTCAGCACTGTACTCATGCTGGCATTGCGGCCTTGCAGGTGCAACCACGCACCACCGTCGTCCCACTCGGAGACTGATACGCGGACACTGTCCTCTGTGTAAATGATTGTTTCAATTTCGTTTGTCATGGTATTTTCCTTAGCTGTTAAAGTATTCAACGATTTCAGTTTCAATGCGGTCAGACTCTTTGCTAGTTAACTTCTTAGATAACCACCCTGCTGGGCGACCACGACGGTCTAGAACTTCCCAATCAGACTCGGTATACCCGTAGTAGTCAACGTCGCTGTCAGCGCTATGGCAACCGTCTACGCTGTCAAATGTAAATACGCCAATCAGGCAAGGTATGCCTGCTACTCTTGATTCTATTTTTGCTATGTATGCCATTTGGTTCCCTTTCGATTTCGATTCGCTTTTGATTCGTTATCGGGGGGTTTACACCCCCCTTTGATTTAGCCGATTAACAACGCCACGTCTTTGACGTCTTCCATGTTGGCAAGACGACCGTAATTGCTAATGCTGTACTCAATCTGGGCAACTGTTGGCACGCCCAACAAAGAGTAATCCACGCCTTGTACGCACTGGTTTGTGCCTTCGTACCAAGTTAGCGTGACCATGAGACCCTCAACGCTTTCAACGGTACGAACCTGCGCTTCTGGGCTGTCGCTAGTAACCACGAGTTGACCTACGCGGATGTCTTTGAGTTTGATTGCTTTTTTCATTTCGCTTTTCTTTCACTGTTACCTGACTATGCGATATTGCTGTGTCAGTGGTATTAGTATAACATCAAATTAAACAATGCAACAACTTTTTTATAAATATTTGTAGGTACTTTCCCTAATAGGGGCTTTCGCCCCGCCTGATTAAAAATGTGGGTTACGCTCTTCGTGGTGACCGCTAATCATTGACCAACAACGAGTCATCCAAGCACCAGTGTTACGCTTACGATAGAAGACGCGGCCTTCAGTAGTCGTAATCTTCTTCATGGTCTTACTGATAGTCTTGATATAACCACAAGGATATGAGTCACCGTTGAAGCAATAAGACACTGCATCCAAAACCTGCGGAGCCTTGATAACGTCATAACGTGGTGAAGTGCAAGCACCAGCGTCTGTAGCAATGTACTCAACACCTTCGAAGATGCTGGCGGCTTCTGCCACCTCTTGAGCCTTCTCGAACGAACTAAAGTCGTGACGAGATACCCAACCATCTGCGTGTTGTACTTGCTTGCTGATTTCTACAACCTCAATACAGGCTGGAGCGTTACGGTGAGTTTGTGTTTTAAAGTAGTTCATAGTTCGCTTTCGTTTAGTTGTTAAGTGATGCAGTAGGTTAGAACGCTGACTTGTTTTTATGTAGGCCTTGTTGCTACCTACCTTTCTCACCCTTGAACCTGTCATATAGACTTCGTCTAGTGTTTTCCCGTCAATCTGGTAAAACCTACTGCATAACTGAAGTTTAACACCACATTAAACAATGTCAACACTTTTATTAAAATATTTACTAGGTACTTTCCCTAACCCACAAATTCGTGGCTATAACACAACCTTTCTGCATGAGACAGCCTGTAATTTTGGTTTGTCCATTTTTTTTGACTTTTTGAATCCCCTCGTACTTTTTGGTTTTTGCTGGTAGGTTTCCACAGTGGCGAGTTGTTTCGATACTCACCCAAACGCGGCGACGAAGACTTGCTGAAGTACCTACCCCCCTCCGCCCTCACCATCATGCCCATAGCGTCCGATATACGAACGCCCATACCCAACCCTTGGAACTCAGGCAAAACTACCGTCCTATGGCCTCTCCATGCGTTCTGAAGGGTTCCGCTTGGCATTGGTATCACAGCGGCAAATCCAATTGCTGTATTTTCCCATTTGGCAACCCAACAGCGTGCAGAGCGATTGATGTTTGCTGTGAGATAGTGATGCTTGCTGAATAGCGCCCATGCCCCAACGGTAGACGGTACGAGTTCCAACTCAATAGTTGGTCGCCTTTCTACCCCCCTTGTTGACAGCACGCCAACCGTTGTGTCGAACACCCAATTTGGTTGGAGCCACTCAACAATGTCATAGTGGCAGGTAGCAAACACAATGTTTTTGAGTCCCTCTTTACGAACATACCTTGATGTAGCGTAAGAACACGATTTTGCTACGTTACGGTCAACCACCGACGTAAACTCGTCAATCACCGCGCCATCAACTAAACGACGCGCAAGGTCTGCACGAAAACGCTCACCAGTTGATAGCACATGATATGGCTTGACCCATACAGGCACAGAGTTTAGGCCAACCGCACCCAATCGCGTCATGGCCTCTTCTGCGCTATTGAAATGAGAGCATATAGACTTGTTGGCAACCCAATCAATTTGACGCTCATCCCCAAACTGAGCAAGCAACGTAGACTTGCCTGAGCCTGATGGGCCAACAATCAAACCAATTTGAAAATCAAGCGGCGCTTTTAATACTGGCACGTCAAACGTACTGTTTCCATCAAACTCAAAGTCAAACGATTTAGCGCATTCAATCGTTATGTCGTCCAACTCTACCGTTGATTTAAGTTGCATCAGGCTTGTCCTCCATCCTAAGATGGGCTAACAACTCCTGCAAGGCAAACTTATTGTCTGGGTATTGTTTGACATACGTTTCAATCTCGTTTAGAACGAACTGATAGCCGCTGTTAAATCCTTTGATGTATTCAGACATGGTGGCCTCTGGTTGCGGCCTCTTACACTTCTTATGCGTGTCAATGAAGTAATCCATAGCGTCAATGATTACGTTTATTGGCGCAGGCATAAAGGGCGGCTCTTCTTCTGTGCCGCAAAACTCGCACTTGAACTTGCCGTTTAGGCTGTTAGTAATGACATGGTCGCTCATTCTGTGACCCTCTCTAAGAACACTGGAGTCTGCTCACCTATCCATGAGCCAGCCATGTTGAACTGATACCAATCCCAAGCATCCTGCTCGTCCATACCCTGCTTCATTAATATCTTGATGACCTTATCTAAGTCGTAGCAAATTACTTCTAAGCCCATTCTGGTTACGACACCAATGATTGCCTCGTCATAACCATCCATAGTCGCAAGGTCTGGATACTTTTCTTTTAAATTTCTCATTACGCAACCTCCTGCACAGGTTTTAAGTACCACGCCATAGATTCATAACGCAACTCTGCATCGCGAGAAGATTCTAAAACTGCAATAACTTTGGATGTAATCTTGCGTGCCTTTAATTCTTTGTTGGCCTGAATTAAAGTAGGCATTTTTGCAAAATCACCTAAAAATATTTCAGATGAACCTGTTTTATTTAAAGCTACAAACGCATAAGTTTTCATTTTATTCCTTTGTATTAATGTAATTTGATAACGCCAGAACCAAACTTGGCCTTGGCATATGTCTTGACTTGGGCAAGAACATCATCGTAAGAGTTAGCCCAAAACTCGATTGGTGTACCTTTTAATTCTGGAACATTTGTGTTGATGCACAACTCAGAACTCTCGCCCATGAACACGTTTGTGTCCTCTTGGTAAATCCATAAATTAATTGTTTTCATAACCGATTCGCTTTCGTTTGGGTTAACCCCCGAAGGGGCTGGTTGATTACCACTGTCCAAAAAATGTTCTAAAAGATTTAGCTGTTTCGTAGGTATTAAAGTCATCCAATGAATTCCATACCGCGTACAACTTGTCGCCTCTTTGGCTTTGACCAATTTCGATAATTTTTCCATCAACTGATTTGTAAACCTTTGGATAACTATCGTCGCCCCAGTACCGACCACGCAACTTAGTTAAAACGTCAGTTTCTGACATTTCATACGACTTGATTGGTTGCGCCCATGAGTAAGTAGTAGGCTTAACTACATTTGGATGTTTCTCTTCAAAGTCAGCCAAGTATGCTAAGTAAATTTCGTTCATTTGTCCCATTTTATTTCTCCCAAAGTAAGCCCCCGTAGGGGCTATTTATTTATCGTGAAGTAACCTTGACGCTGAATACAGCAGTAGTCTTTGTATGACGAGCAATCTGTTCTGCTGTCGCGCCCAACTCAGCCAATAAGGCTTTGTTGTCAACTACAGAGCGGTTAGACTCGATGTATGTAGCCTTGAAGAGGTTACCTTCAATAACCTTGTCGCCACCTAAGCTGGCGCTGTCTTTGATGCCGTCTTTGATAGCGTCGGCTTGCTTAGTTAATTCGGCGATTTGAGCCAATAGGTTACCGAGTGTATCTACCTGAGTTAATTCGATGTCGTTTAGTTTCATAATTCGCTTTCGTTTGGTTACCTGCTTTGCAACATTTGCTTAGTCAGTGATGTTAGTTTAACACCACGTTAAACGATGTCAACATCTTTTTATATTTATTTTCTAAGGAAAACCCTAATGTTGTTCATTTGCAACACCTAACAATTCCAACGTATCTTTAAGTAAGTCAGCTTCGTCGTACCCGTAGTGTTTAGGGAACGCTTTAGTGCCAAGGCCATGCAAGCCTGTAGCGCCACGATGATGCTCAGGACAGAGTGGTATGACACTCATGTTGTCAGAACGTCCCCAGCCCCCCGCTAATCGCCTCGGATGATGTAATTCCGCAGGCGTTCCCTCGTAACCCATCCTGCGGCATACAGCACAACCTAGTTCAGCTACCGCGTTCATGTGCTTACGTTCTGCTTTGGTAGTCATTTACTTTCGGCTTTTTTTAATATTGCTCTGGCAAACAACACATAAGCCTCTTCCATTGTGGCTTCGTCTATGACTGGCATAGTCCTAGCAGTGTCTAGTATTTCCTCATCGGTCAGTTCTTTTACTGTAGTTTTTTGCCGTAGCATGGTGGCTATTGTATTTAAATGTGGTTCAAGCCATAAAGTATCTTCATTTTCAATTAAATCAGCCAGTTCATTTGCAGTCATTTCTCCCTCGCTTTCATCATAATATCTGCTAGTTTGTAAGACATTTTAAATGTTTCTAACGCATCAAACTGGTCATCTTTTATTAACTCAATTTGTGACTGTGCAAAGTGAATTGCAAAATAATCACGCAAGTCCATACCGTCTTCTTGGACGGCGTAATTTGTATCATTTGCTAATTGTGTTTCTCTATCAATAACTATTGGAAATACTTTCATCTATCGCTCCTCATTGTTCGTTTAGCTTCTTCGCAAAATTTGGCAAATTCTTTTGGAATGTCAGGATGCCAGCCGCCCATTAATAATTCACAGTTCAACTTGTAAACTTCCTCTTTACGACTAAGTTCTGTCAAATAAATAAGGAAACCACAAAATGTAATCCACATTGCAATGCACCAAAACATTTGTTTTCTCATAGTTTTTCAGTCGTTGATTTCTTTTAATCGCTCTTGACGTCGACCCGCATCAAACCCTGCAAGGTATGCACGTCGCTCAATAGAATATTGGTTTGGTTGATGACTATGCTCCCAAGCATTAAAAGATTGAATGCTGGCTCCCAATACAACAGGCTGAGTCTTACGCAAGTCCTCAGCGTCTCTGGCCTCCTGCTCCCTTGCAATACGCTCGAACTCCTCATCTTCTGGTGTCTTCATAATCATTCTCCAAAGTGAATAAAACATAAAAAAAAGTGCCGTGCCA